TGAAGAAATTGAAGAATATATAGTCCACATAGAATTTTTAAAATCTAAAGAACATTATAATCAAATTATTAACGATTTACGTTTTATTATTAGTAATAGTGAGGAAGTTAAAAATAAAGCTATAAAACTTATTCGTAAAAATACATTCAGGTTAATAAAATTAAATAATAGTTTAAAAGATCCTAATAATAATTTTAAACCTGAATACATTAAACATTTATGCGATAAATGTGATAAATGTGATAAATTAGATATTGTCAAACAAATTGGTAAATTAAAATTAAAATGTAACCAATTAAATTGTTAACTTATCTTTTAATTTTAGGCTTCGGTCGCTGTGTAATCGCCTTCGGCTTCATAGTGCTTCGCTATGTAATCGCCTTCGGCTTCATAGTGCTTCGCTATGTACTATATAAAAACTTGGTATGTTTTTCTTATTAAGGATAGTATATGTTTTTTTGACATTTAAATTTGACATATCTGCATTTAGGGGAAGTTTTATAAAAATAAGTGGTGACTTGGCGCTATTTAACTTTTTCAAAATTTGGTGGATAGGTATACCAGACATCATAAGTTCCACTTTATCTTTATCTTTATAACCAATTCCACCCCACGGGGGATCTATATATAAAATATCTTGTTTTATTTTATCTATTACATTAACGAAATCGGCATGAATAATATTTACATTGGTTATACCAAACATTTCACAATTATTCCTCAATAATTCTGTATTCTCTTCTAAAATATCAACAGCATTAACAAATTTGAAATATTTTGAAAAATGTATAGTATCACCACCAACACCCGACGTTCCGTCAGTAATAATACAATTTTCTGATTTAATATTTATTAATTTTAAAGTTTCCTTAATTATAACTATTATTTGTTTAGCTTCATAGGGTCTTGTAATACTATATCTTCCTACATCATTAATTTGAATTTTTTTAAAATCAAAGTCTGGTTTATATTTACCTTTCGGTAATGTAGGATTGTTAGAATCCATTTCTTAATATATCATTATTATTATTTTTTATATATATTTAATATTTATTAACAATAAAAATATTTATTAATATTAATTAAGTCAAACCATGGATGGATTCAATAATACTAAATATTATTTTTCACCAACAACAAATAATAATTTACAAAGCAAAGGTGATTTCATACCACTAACAGACACTTCAAGTATGTATATACCATATTCAACAGCAGATATAGTAATAATAGACGACGACCCAATTGTAAGGATGACATTTATAAACAAAATTAAGAAATTTAAGATCAAGAGTTCAATCATAGACGAAGGGAGAAATGTTGTATATAAAACTTTTTCTAAATCTAGTGAAATTTTAAAAGATATTATTGAGAATAAGTCAACCTATGGATTAATACTCATGGATGAAAATTTAGGACCAGATAGTTTTACAGGTACACAATGCATTAGGAGAATTAGGGAATATAATTATAACGGAGCTATAGTTTCTATATCGGGTAGTTATACTCCTTCTGAAATATTACCAAAAATTAGGGAGAGTGGTTCAAATGGACTAATACCCAAAAGCAGTTGTTTTTTTTCGGAAGTATGTAAATTAATGAATAAATTAACAACTAGGGATTTTAAAAATGAAGTATAATAGTATAATGAACAATGAGGAAACTATTATTGAAATGCCAAACTTACAATCAATGGACAACACTCTAGATGGAGTTCAGTGGAACGGAAACAACGAAGACAAAAGACAATTTCCAGAAGCATTTACAGAAGTATTAAAAACTTGTAGTCTGACCGGTAGGTCCAAGCTCATAATAAGACAAAGATTCTTAAATATGTATCGTTATTACAGAAAAAAATACAAATATAGTAACCTACTTCATAATAGTTCAAGAATAATAGTTACAATTGGAAGTATTATTATACCAGCACTACTAACACTAGACAATGAAATTTCTAATCGTTCAGTAACATCACAAACACTGTACTACGTAACATTCAGTGTAAGTTTGGCAGTTACACTAACAAATTCTTTAGCAGAACTAACACAAATAAGTAAGAAATATTACACCTACGCGACAGTTAAAGAATCACTAGTTACAGAAGGATGGTCATTTCTATCTCTTTCGGGGAAATATAAAATATACACAGATCATTCAGAATGTTGGAGAAAATTCTTAAATAAACTTGAAAAATTAAATACAAGTGCCGTTAATTCGAATCTAATTTTAAGTACACACAAGCCAGACGATAATATAGTAGACCCCAAAATAGCACTAAATCAAATAATTGAATCGTCACAACAATCCATAAATAACGACAATGTTATTATATATTCAGAACATTAAACAATGCATGCACACGTTTCTAATTTATCACAAGTTACTTCATCACAATTAGTAATAACGTTATTTTGGACACAGTCACACATACAAATGACACCTCTAAAATCCGTAGAGTAGACAATAAATATGACTGTTAAAAAGACCAATACACCAGAGCTCAAACCTATTCTGAAAGTACTATTTTCTAATATATTCTTATAATATAAAACGAGGATTATAATAACTGTTAAAACAACAGCAATATTCATAATAATTTGAGTAGATAAAAACGAACAACTTGCTGAATCACATTTTGATGGTTTTAAATTTGCACCAACTAGTCCCAAGACTGTGGATATCGTCAATGCTACGATAAGTATTGCATCTAAATCAATAACTGCAGTACCACTTACTTTAATAAAATCTTCAATTGGTGTATATAAAAACACAGAATAAGTAATTAATAGTATTAATCCAGAAACACCAAACAATATCTGATTAGTATTAGTATTTTCAGAACCACCACCGCTATTACTATTTTAATCATATAAACATATGATACCATTAACATTTGTTGCGTATACGCAATATAATATTGAACACAGTACTAGGATTATTGTAATAAAAATTTTTAATTTAAGGTATGATTGTATTACATTAAATCTATACAACAAGTTTATAGATAAAAAAGATACAATTGCTACAGTATTCATAACGTATTGAGTGTTTTTGAAATCACGGCCTTCTAATTCACATTCAGGTGGTTTTCTATTAGCAGCAACTAGTCCCAATATTAATGATATTACCAACGATATTCCAACTATTGATTTTAAATTTGAACTAGTTTTTAAAAAATTTCCAAAACGAGGTATTAGGAATAATACATAGATAACAAACTGAATAATACCAGCAACACCAAATAGTATTTTAGTAGTATCTAAATTATTACCAATATCTTTATCACACATGCATGAAATATTATTTAAATTTATTGAATAAAAGATATACAAAATTATAATAGATGCTAATACGATTATACTAAAAACCATATTAAATTCTAAAATATCGAAACGATACAATGCACCTATAAATAAAAATGATACAATTACTAAAAGATTCTTAAAAACTTGATTATATGTGTCGGTTTCACAATCGTCCGGTCTTTTATTTGTCTCGGGATCACAATCGTCCGGTATTTTATTTGTCTCGGGATCACAATCGGTTTCACAATCGCCCGGTCTTTTATTTGCGACGAATAATCCAAATACCAACGATACTAACATTAAGAAACCTAAAATTAGTTTTAAAACTAAATCGTTTTTAACAACATTTTCACCATAAGTAAATAAGAAGAACGTAGCTATTAATGTTTGGATTATACCAGTTATCCAGAATAATACAGAATAAACACTACCCATTTAATAATAATAAATATTTTAAATAAATATTATTAATAAATTTAATGGATTTCACTAACACTTTTTAATTAATCATTCTCTAACTTAACATCGGTGACATTCTTGGTTTCGGTAACACCTTTGGTGTCTGGGACATTCTTGGTTTCGTATTCTTTAATCAGTGCGATAGTTTTAATTAGATTTTTTCTATTTTCGGGATCTTTTTCATTTTCTAAAAGGATTGTAATATAATTTAGACTCATCGTTATATATTAACATCATCCAAATCTTTATATTAGTATCCACCAACGCTCCATGATTTATACTTTAGGGTCCATCTATATAAGTATATTGAAGCGTCGTATGTATCTAAAGCGCTACTAGACCCAAGGCGCGATACTTGTAGCCACAGACTATCTGTAGATGATACATATGAATTTATATTTATAGAAAACTCATAAACACCAACGGTGTTCGAAAGTGTTGGGACTGGTGTTACCAAAATACCCGTTGTAGCACCAACCGTTCCCGACGGAGTTCCTGCTGGAGTTCCTATAACATTTCCTGGTGTAACGATTGCGTAATCTAATCGTAATGCCAGGTTTCCTCCATTTCCACCGTTTTTAGCGTATTCTATTTTAAGTATGAGTGGTAAGCTTGTATCAAATTCTCCTGGCATTTCGCATATGTAACTTTGTGCGGAATCTACTAAATAAATCATTTTTATTATTAATTTAAATATTTACAGTATGTATTAAATGGCTTCTTTACCTAGCCCACAAGGACCTCTTATTCTATCGGATGCTAAATACTCGGCCGTATTCTCTGATAGAATATTGCTTGACAAGGGAAATATAACGCTAATAGATGTTAGTGTCGTTGGTGTTATGAATACTGCGGCAGGTATAATAACAGTTAGTAGTGTGGACACTGCATCCGGTTCATCGGATTCTATAACAGTCCAGAATACTTTTTGTTCAGAAAATAGTGTTATAGTTGCAACTATTGCGTCATATGGAGGTATTATAGGAACTAATGGATTTCCATCACTTATTGTAACACCTGGTAATAATTTATTTACTATTACAATTGTTAATGAGAGTGTTGTAGATGCTGCTCTTGATGGTTTATTAATTATACATTTTATGATTGTTTAATTTTTTAAAACGTTTAATTTAAAATATTTATGTAATATAATGAATACTATAAAACATAAAGTTGAAGAATATAAGAATGGGATTAAGGAAGTAACCGAATATTTCGGCGTATCTGAACATTTCGGTGTAGAATCTGATGGATTTGTTATAAGTCCTGGTGCGTTGGTTGTAATTATTGTAATACTTGCATTTTTCTTTTGGTTAACGTCTATTAGATATCCTATTAGATTTGGAAATAAAAAGGGTGAGAAGAAAACCCTTATAGGATTTATAAATTTCTTAATATTTTTTATGTTTTCTCCACTTATATGGGTAGTCGGTAAGCTTATAGAATCTTCCAACCCAAAGAAAAAATAAACGTACCTTATTAAACACTAAATAAACGTACCTTATTAAACACTTACGTGTTAATTAATTAAGTATCCCGTCAATTAATAATTTCAATTTAACGTGTGTAAGTGGATACAACATTTCATTTATATTATTGTAATTGTCGTTATTATTAATAGAATAAATATAAGTTGAGAAAGAATCTACGTGTTTGTGTCTAATAATCTTAATAATATTAATATCAAATTCATAATTATTAATTCTCAGACCGTGAATAATTTCACCGCTACAATACAATCTTTTAGAAACATCTGAAAACGTAGGAACCGAATAACGCATTTTAAATAAGTTATTCAGTTGTTATCCGGTTTATTTAAACCCGAAGGTTTTTTTTATTATTATTTTTTATTAAACTTTCATAATTGTATCACCATCATTGTCAAACCCAAGTATATTAAGTTGTTCCATTGCTTCAATCAATGCATCAACATACATATCATTTTGGTTATCATTTTGGTTTGTCGTATTTGTGTTATACTTGATTCTAATTCGTTTAAGAGAATCTGGTGTAACACATTTATATTGTTCCTTTTCATTTCCGGATATAATAGTTGAATGTCGTTCATCAAAACTTATCTTCATAGTTTTAATTGGTGATGAAGGACTTGTCATCGTAAAGTATTTTGGATTAACAGATCTTCCTTTATGTACTCATAAATCCGCTGATGCGGTAGGGTATTTTAAAAATTGTTAAAATTAAATTATTAGTTAAAATCAATATCTGAAAAACTGTCCACTTCGATTAGTGCCTTTTTCGCGACCATTTTCTTGCGTCCACGGCGTGGTACACCCAAATTCACCAAATCATGTTTTACAGAATTATCGTCACTACTTTCGCCACACTTGTTTTCTATTTCATCAGACTCTGTAGAATCTGTATCAAGATTGTCATCATCTGATGTAATATCTTCTTCTGCCAGTTTGGCGGCTTTCTTGGCGGCTTTCTTGGCGGCCTTCTTGGCGGCCTTCTTGGCTTCCTTGACTTCTTTGACTATACGAATCTTATTCTCCTTTTCAGAGTTTAGAAACAATTCAATGTCGCAAATCTTATCATCCATTGTCCATTTGGGTGGGTGTGTTGTATGAACTTTACAAAACATGCTTTTGGAATCACTTGATTCGTTCTTGCACTGGGTAAATTCTTTCAGATTTCTCGCACAACACTGGTCGTTAGACTTGCGAGGTGTTTTATTCTTCTTCAAAATTGCGAGTGGTACGCGGTTCTTGGAAGCAAGAAATTGAATAAGTTCGTGCTTTTCGATGGTTTTCTTATTACCAGCCAACATTTCGTTGAACCAAATAGTCAGATCATCATAGGTTCCTTCGAGGTTGGACACGCTATACATGGTTTTCGATTGCTTGGTATTCATTGTTATAATTTATGAGTTTCACAATATTTGTTTATGAAATTGATTAATTAAGTAAAAGGTACTGCAGTTATTGATTGTCTTTACGTACCCTATTAAACCTCTAAAGGATTGGGTAGGTATTTAATCTTCAATAAATTGCATTCGGCTTCTTTTGTTACACATTTTCGATTTCTTATTCTTATTCTTGAAATAATAATTTTTTAAGTGATTTGGGATTTCATTTTCATGAAAATAAGTATCTCTAAACACACAATAGCTTAATATATTCGAAACTATGTCGGTATTTAGTCCAGGGAATATTTCACACTTAATAATTTTACGAATATTTATAAGATACTTTAAATATACAACCTTTTTCTTATTTTCTATATCCATTGTTATTAGGATGAAGATTGATTTTACGTACCCTTAAATCCGCTGACGCAGTAGGGTTTGTTAAAATTTGTTAATTTGTTAAACTAATCACCTAATCCCCAAAGTATTGTAAACATTACAGGATTCATGTTTTGGTCTTGGTCATCCGAATGAGAGTACCCCAAAAATTGGTTGTTAAAAAACTCTTTGTATAGCAACAACTGTTTCATACAAGAGTTAAAGTTAATTTCACATTCGTCTAGTTCATCTTCTAAATCTATTTTGCTTTCTTCGAATTCAATGGAGATATTGTTCATATTTTTTGGTTTATAATTGTGAGTACCCACCCATACAAGTCTCTAAAGACTTTTTATTCCTCGTCAAACAAAATCCTCGTCAAACAAATTCCTCGTCAAACAGATCCTCTATAATACACCCCTCCTCCTTTATTTCGTCCCTGTACATCTTTGTCATAATAGATGTATTAAAATAAGATATTTTCTTATACTCTAGTTCATTATCGGTAAGAACGTAGGTAAAAATAAGGACAGTCTCACAAAACTTAACCATCCTGATATATATTAGTTGGGTAACCTATTATGTGCCGAAGCACAATAGATATTTTAATATGTAATATTGATTCTTTTAATGTAATTGTATTTATTGTATTTTAACCCATTAGGAGGTGTAGTATTTAAATAACCTGATTGGATTATAAAACAAAATATTATAAATAGAATGTATAAAAAAAATGAAAGTCTCAATCTATCGCGATATTGAACCATCTGCCTTTCTAATTCATTGTGAAACATTTCGTCATACATTTTATTATTATTGTGGTTGAACTTAACGCTATTTATATTTAATTAATTATTAATATCCTTAACGTGTTTGTATTGTTTGTATTAATAGTGTTACCGTGATCTACAATTAAAATTATTTCATGGAATAATATATATTAGTTGGGTAACCTATTATGTGCCGAAGCACAATAGATATTTTTTTATTTATGTTTAATAATATATTTTACCGTCTTGGATGGAAAGGAGGATAGTAAACAACTTCATATGTTCACTTTCGTAATTCCCATTCATCATGTCGTCGTCCACCTTGTTCCCGTAGTAATTGATCAACTCAATCAATTTCCCATTGTTCTCGTGGTTATAGATGTTATCTATCTTGTGTTCTTCCTCTATCAGGTCTACCATCAACACATTTTTGTCAATGGGAGGGCGCATGGAGGTGTCGTAGGTAATTTCGGGCATTTTTAATGGCTTTTTAAAACTATATATTCTTTGTGTACCTATAAATCCGCTGATGCGGTAGGGTTTTTTTAATTTTGAATATTTTATTTGTGGGTATTCTCAAAGTCGGACATGACACGATCAACGTTTCTTAAAGCTACTATTCCCGATGGGAGGGTGTTAAGATTCGAAAAATAATCTTCAAATTCAAATATAGAATACATCATTTCTGACATTTTCATTTGGAAAGCCTTATATTCATTCATCTCATTAATGCATTTGAGAAAGTTCTTCATATGGTATTCCTTATTACCAACCAACATATCACGTACAATTTCCATAAACTCGTTAGAAATAAACCCAGACATTTTAAAAGACTTTGATATTTTTACTTACCTATAAGAAGACCAAAGTCTTTTGATTAAAATAATTGATTAAGATTTAAGACTAATTCCTAGATAATTTTCCCATTGCTCAATAGTGAAACGATTAGTAATTTTAGAGAAATCTATATCTGAAATTTCAAAATAAAATTCACCATCCTTAATTCCACGAATAATAAACTGTGCGGAAATCCTTTTCCCGTTAATTTTAAGGGTTTTCTTGAATGAATTAGAAAGCAAAACTAGCTTTGAAGAACCCATTTTATGTTGTAATCTGTGGCAGTTGTTAACCCAATTATGTGCCAAAGCACGGGTATTAATATTTATTATTATTTAATTCACGCTAATTCCCACCAACCCCCATTTCTTGAGTTTCTCAGCAAACTCCACCCTTTCCTTGTATTTCCGTTTAATCTCAACAAGTTGGTTGTTGATTTTCACACGCATCTTTATTTTCTCCCAGTCGGTTGTTTCCTTGAACAGGTCATCGATAACGTCTACTTCGCTGGTTACCGGCTCGTCATCGTCCATGTCTGCCCAGAACACACCATCCTTGGGGACAAACCCGGTCACATAGCAGGGGGTGCAAGTCATTTTGTTTATTGATTTATTGCTTTCTTAAAACTATTATCTTCTTTATGTACCCTGTTAAGTGCCAAGGCACTAGGGTAATCTAATTTTTGCTAATTTTATATTCCTTCGTCTTCCAACTTTTTCAGCTCTTTTTTCTCTTCTTCGGTGAGTTCGTCATTGTCAACAAGTTCCTCCATTCGGGCCTCCTTTTTCTTTTTGTCTGTGATCGGTTTCACTTTCTTTTCCACCTCTTTCATAAAGTTTTTCACGCTCTTACATTCCATACAGATCTCAAGAGTTCCTTTTAGCCCCAACCCATGTTGTAGATCACTGTCAATGAAACAAGTAACATTAGAAACTTCAACACAAATGATTGGTGCTTCGCAATCGCATTCGTCGTAACACAACATCTCAGATTCTTTACGTACCCATATAAACGCTTACGCGTTGGGGTGTTTTAAAATGTTTATTTGTTAATCTACTTTTTGTTAATGGGGAGGGGCTTTCCAGAAGGCTTTCCTTGGATCTTGAAGAGTTGATCAATTGGATCCAACTCGTTATTGTCAACTTTCTTCATCATGTTTTGCAAATCATAATAGTGGCGGTTGGGAAGACGGCTACCAGACACCAACCCAAACTCACCAACGTCCGCCCAGTAAACACCATCCTTGGGAACCCACTCTTGTTGGCTGCTAAACATGTTGTTTGGATTTACTTGGTTACTTGGTTATTAAACTTGGTTACTTGGTTATATTCTTTACGTACCCATAAATCCGCTGATGCGGTAGGGTATTTTAAAATTTGTTAATTTGTTAATCTATTTATTTATCTTCTTCAACACTCAACCCAAACCTCTTCGTACTGGTAGTCAAAGTCGGGGTCCTCTTCGCAGTCGGAATCAACATCCTCCCACTCACCCCAATCGCGAACCTCCTTGACCATCTTGGCCGCCTTCACCTTGGGGCTCACAACCTTTCCGGGAGAGTGGCGCTTGCAGAAACCATCTTCGCAAGCCTTGAACATACAAGGTTCTCCATCCTTCTTGACACCCCCACACTTGCCAGCCACAACCTTGACCGCCACAACCTTGGGCTCCATCACCTCGTCATCACTGTCGACAATTTTCGGAGTATGGATTTTGCAGAATCCACCGTTGTTCTTCTTCGGCTTGAAGTTGCAACTGTCTCCGTTCTTCTTCTTGCCATGGCACAAAACCTTCTCAACCACAACTTCCTCTTCCTCTTCGTTGTCGTCTTCCTTTTCGTCTTCCTTTTCGTCTTCGACTTCCTCCACGACCTCTTCGACTTCCTCTTCGTCTTCCTCTTCGTCTTCGTCTTCCTCTTCGACTTCCTCTTCCTCTTC